GGACATGGGCAGAGTGGATGCGAAGGGTAAAGTAAAGATCGTTATTCCAGGGGCGAGAGGCAGGGGGTGACCCCTTCGACGGGGTGGGTGGCGACTGGTAATATCCCCATCCCAGACTTTTAAATATAAAAGAGTTCTAAAAGGTCTTATGATTCGTTCCAAGCCAGGTAATAAGAAGTATCGCGCCAATTACGACAGGATATTCAGGAAGAAGAGAAATGGCTCGTCCAAGCCGAGTTAAGCCACAGGAGCGCCCCAGGGTTAATTTTGACGTTGATGTCGCCAAGTTCACGGAGAGACAGATCAGCGCCGTTGATATGCTGGACAGCGGGGAGAAGAAGTTTGTCTTGTACGGCGGGGCTTTGGGGGGAGGGAAGAGTTACTTTCTTCGTTGGGTGGCTGTTAGGTTATTGGTGTATTACGCGCAGGAGTATGGGTTGAAGTATGTTCAGGTCATGCTGGCGTGCGAGGATTACCCTTCGTTGAAGGACAGACAGATCGGCAAGATGGCTAGGGAGTTTCCTTCGTGGTTGGGGACGATGTACGTTGACCACAAGGAGTATGGAAGGTGTTTCATATTGGCGGAGGAGTTTGGCTGCGGGGTGATTTGCTTGAGGAACTTGGATGACCCGGCCAAGTATCAGTCTGCCGAATTTGCCTCTATTTTGGTGGATGAGCTGACCAAGAACGATTTAAACACCTTTACCGATTTGAGGATGCGTTTAAGGTGGCCTGGGATTCCCGATATGAAGTGTTTTTTCATAGGGGCCACGAACCCCGGAGGAATCGGACACGCCTTTGTCAAAGCTCTTTGGATGGACAAGATTTTCCCTGATGAGTTCTTGAAGCCTACCGATTACTCCAAGACCTTTGGGTATATTCCTTCCAAGGCAGAGGACAATCCACACTTGGATGACGCTTACTGGGCGGGTTTGCAGACCCTTCCACCGCATTTGAGGGCTGCGTTCAGGGATGGTTCGTGGGACTTGTTTAAGGGACAGGCCTTTCAGGAATGGTCGAGGGCTTACCACGTTGTTGACCCGATATATTTTGAGCATAAAGACGGCAAGAAGCGGTTGTATCCAGAGGGGGCGCCGCTTTTTATGACGTTTGACTGGGGCTTTGGAGCGCCGTTTTCGATAGGATGGTGGTGGATTGACCCCGACGGTAGAAAATACAGATTTTCAGAGTGGTACGGGTGGTCGGGCGCACCGAATCAGGGGATGAGGATTTCAGATACAGAGATTGCCGCCGGAATCATCAAACGCGAACAGATTATGGGGCTGAACACCATCGAGGAAAGACTTGGATTGAAGGTCTATAACCCCCAAATCACTCGTTTGTGCGACCCTACTTGCTTCAATAAGAAACCTGACTACCGTGGGGGAGGCCAGATGCCTTCTACTGCGGAAGTTTTTATGAATACGGGGCTTATTTTGGCTCCCGGCGACCCGTCCAGAGCCTTAAAATACCGCCAATTCCATGAGCATTTGAAAGTCCCCTACGACGACGAGGGGAAAGTGTGCGGGATTCCCATGAAGCAGGTTTATTCTGATTGTTCGCACTTTATCAGGACAATCCCGGCGTTGATTTTGGATGAACACAACATTGAAGACATAGATACAGACTCCGAAGACCATGTTTTTGACGAAGCCTGCCATATTATGATGCACAGACCCGTAAGAGCGGAGAAAACATCAAGTGTAGTGCATAGACCGCCTGAAAACATAAGCAAAGTTGCCCATTTGGAGCAAGAACAGATTTGGGAAGACATTAAGCGAGCCGAGGAAATGGAGAACGCTCTATATGATTACTGAAGTTATTGTTATCGTTGCTTTAATTTTGGTCATAATCTCCCAATGCTATCTTATACACGACTTGACCGCAAAATTCGACCAAAAAGAGAAAGATTTGCTCAATAGAATCATGTCACGGAATTACGAAACCTTTGTTCAGGGTGAAATCGTGCAGCAGCCCCAGAAGCCTTTGACACCGGAGGAAATCTACGAACAGCAGCTTGAGCGTGGTATCCCGGTATGAAAAAAGAGATATTCAAAGATAAAGACAGTTTGAAGTTAGCCATAGACGGGTTCTTTGACGACCGTTTGGACACTTCCCGGCAGATGATGGAGCAGATCATCTCAAGAAACATCCTCTATTACATCGGGGAACAGTATCTTGAGTTCGTCCCTTCAAGCGGCCAGTTCAGACGGAGAATGGCAAGTTCTTTTTTGCCGACCCCTGTTTCCAATGAAGTCAGGGAATACGTAAGATCAGTCGTCGCCATGCTGATGAACCAGAAAATGGTTCCTAGAGTGTGGCCGAATACCGACGAAAAAGAGGACGTTCAAGCCGCCGACGCCGGACAAATGCTTCTGGTGGCTTTGGATCAGGCGCACGATGCGAGATTTCTGGATGAGAAAGAAAAATTAGTCATCCTTCTGTGTATCGCAGGAACGGCGTTTATGCGTACCTATGCCGACGCGGAAGGGGGCGTTTGGCTTCCTGACGGTTCTAAAACAGGTGATGTCGCCACCGAGTGCATACTTCCCTTTAATGTGCGCCTTGACACGCTGGGGGACAGCTTAAACCAAAAGCGATGGATTGGGATTCAGTCCCTTAAAGACAAGGAATGGGTTGAGGACCTATTTAAGACCAAAATCGAGAATAAGGATGAAGACAGGTCGCAAATCGACTACCAGAGATATTTGAGTAAATTGGTTCAGTCCGTCAGCCCGTGGAAAGGCAGACCTATTGTCGTGCAGTCCATGACCGACGACGAGGACAACCTTGTTTTATTCCGAGAGGTCGAGTTTGCTCCCACGAAACAACATCCAAATGGCCTTTATGCCGTGTGCTGCGGCGGGAAAGTAATCTTAAAGAAAGACAGGCTACCAATTCAGACTACGGGCGAAGAATGGTATTACTCTTTGACAGACTTCCATTATAACCGTGTCCCAGGAAGATTCTGGTCTGACCCCGGAGTAAACGACCTTATTTCCCCGCAGAACATCATCAACGAGATAGACCAGGCCCTCGCCATTAACAGAAAGGGAATGGGAAGACCCAAAGTCCTGACCCCCGGAGATGTGGGGCTGAAGAAGATAGGTCTAGGTGGTCATGGGTTCATCGCTCTTTCCTATAATCCTATAATGGGGCAGAAACCAGAATTTAAGGAAGGCACGCCTTTACCGCCGCAGGTTTTAGAAGAACGCAAATTCCAGAAAGAGCAGATGCAGGACGCTTCCGGCGACCCGAAGAACGTCTTGAGAGGCCAGCAACCGTCAGCAAACGCAAGTGGCGTCTTAACAGAGGGATTGAGAGAAACAGCAGAAAGAGGACGCTACCCTGACATTGAGAGATTCAATAGGTCTTTATCGAGGGTCTATAAGAAACGCCTTTTGGTCGCGCAGGAAGTCTTTACCGAGGAAAGGCTAATCAAGACTTTAGGCCGTGGAAACAAAGTCAAGATTACCAAGTTCAAGGCTTCTGATTTGAGGGGGAACACCGATGTTCGATTGGAGCTTGATTCCGGTTTGATTCAGACCAAATCCGGCCAATCGCAGATGTTTTTACAGATGATTCAAAACGGCTTCTTTGATGACGGGAAAATTTCTCCGAATGTCCGACAGGAAATCTTGCAGAGACTTGGCGTTTCCACCTTTACCGATGAAGTGAATAACGATGTTGAACGTGCGGAAATGGAGAATGTTTCCGTGGCTTCCGGTGAATTAAAGGTCATGCTTGCCGAATTCAACCCCGAAACCGGAGAGGATGAAGTCGTCAATTTAGACCCACTGTTTAAGTATGACAACCACATTGCCCACTTTGAGGCGCATCGTAAATACATCATTTCGCCGGAATTTGCGGAACTGCCTGAACAATACCAGACAGTTATGATTGCTCATGCCGATTTGCACCAAAAGATGATTCAGGACAAACCGCCTGACATTAGAGATTACGTCCAGATTGACAAGATACTCCTTCCGGGTGTGTTGAAGGAAAGCGAGAGGGCGCAGGTGGTCGAGAAATACCTTGGAATTACTCCGGGTGATGAGCCTATTGTCGGGATTCCTGATGCAGACACTTTCATCAAGACCAAACAGAAAATAGCTTCCGAGGAACAGCGGAACGACTTGAAGGATAAGGAAATTAGAGCAGACCTTTTGAAAACAGGAATGACCAATGCCGTACAAATTGAAACAGCTAAAAGGCGGGACGAAGGTGGTAAGTCCCAATCATCCAAATGGGTTCAGTAAAAAGCCTTTGACCCACAGGCAGGCCGTGGCGCAGTTGAGGGCTATTATGGCTAACACGAAGGGGAAGTAATGGAAAAACTCCAACGCCTGATATTGATGCTTCAGAGTTACGTTTCAAAAAAGTGGTTCGGGCAAATCGTTATTAGTTTTGAAAACGGAGTCATTGTAAACTTGAAGGTGACAGAGAACATAAAGCTCTAAAAACGAAAGGAGTATTTTATGAACATCGGAGGTGACGCCATGACACACTAGGTAAAGGAGGTGATATGTCATGGCGGGAACGAAGGCAAAGGGTAGCAAAAAGAACCGTAAATTTGGCCGACATAAAGCACATTGCGCAAAATACAAAGCGGAGGGGCGCAGAGAAAAGAACAAAGCCAAAAAACAGAAAAAGCACCAAAAGATGATGGCTAAGAAACTAGCAAAAAAGAACAGATAGACTAAACTGCTATCGGAACAACCGGGGCGCATTTCACCGAAAGGTGGTGCGCCTTTTTATTTGCCTTGTTGCAAGCGAACCTTACCGCAAGGACAAAAACAAAGGAGAACGAAAATGGAAGTTAAAGATACCGAAATCGTTGGGGCGGAACCAACAAATAAAGAAGAAGTCAAAGACGTAAAAGCGGAGTCGTCGCCCGAAAACAAGGACGTAAAGACGGATTCGTCCACCGAGCAGCCGTGGCATAAAGACCCCCGATTCAAGAACGACTTGGGGCTTCTGAAAGCCGCGAAAAGTCTGATGGAAAAGAACGGATTGGAGTCGGTTGATGATTTAGTCGAGTTAGCTGAAAGCGGAAAGAAGGTCAAAGGCAAACAGGTTGACCTTGACCGCC